AAAGAATGTGAAAATTGTAGCGTGCAAAATGATATTGCTGCAAGACAGTGCCGGAATTGTGAGCATGAATTAATAGATCCAAACGCCAAGTTATCCGTGTCTCAATTTTCTGGTGCACAAGAGACTAAAACTGTAATGAAATCTAGTTACTGGGTGCAAGAAGTAAATGACAAAGTAATATTACATGCTTCTTATAAATGCGCTGACGGCAAATACGTTTTTGAAAGGTATATACCTACAGCCTCAGAAAGGGCGAAAAATTACTTTTATGGTAGCTTTGTGTTAAAACATGTAAAACGCGGTGAAATATTTTACCCTCATTTACAAAATGCCGTTTATTTACGTGCAATGTTAAAAGAGATAGAAAGCCCTCATGCGTTGACTGTAACTGGGGACACAATCAAGCGGAAGCATTTTGAAGATATTCTTTAATTATATTTTTGGCTTCATCATAACCCCATGCCGGAATAGCAAGATATCCATTGGCGTTTTTCCTTTTAATAAACTCTTTTTGCTCAGGACTTAGTCTACCAGCCCCAGCTTTTAACTCAACCCATAAGCCATGATATCCATGCCGTGGGACGGCTAAGAAAAAGTCAGAAACGCCGCGCATTACCCCCATTCTTTTCAGCTTCCGGCCTTCCATGGGGGTGCATTTTCTTTGATTGGCAAAATGGTGAAAGTCCTCTTTTAATTCTGGGTATTCATACCTGAACCAGTCTACTGTTTTTATGTGCTCGATATCTTCTGGCGAAAAGCTCATCCTGCAAACCTTTGTTATCCTAAAAACCTGAATATCTCCTCGACACCAACTACCGCTAATATATATATCACAGCATGAAAAATAAAATTTGCCACTTTGGGCAGAGCTGTCTCTTGTTCGGGGTGGCATCTTTGACAGTAATGAGCCTCCTTCCCGCATTGGCATAATACAAATCTATCCTCGCTCATATAGCTAACCCTCTTTAATTACTTCGGCAATATCCACAGCTCGGCCTTTGACTTGTTTTGCCCATCGGCTATCCAGGGCTTCAATAGCCGCGCGATCATAATTTTTTTGCTCTAAAGCTACGATCATTTTTTTAAATGTTAGCAATTTTGTTAACCCGAGATTAAAACACATGTTTAGCAGTGCGTTTTTTCGGTTTTCATTTAAAATAATAAACCACCAGTATACATCAAGCTCGCGCCTACACCTGGCAATGTCATTTTCAAGTAAGTAATTGCACTCATCGAGGCTTAAGCCGTTACTTTCCAAGTTGCGACCGACGCCAATTGTTATTTTACCATTAGGGCACTTATATGGTTTTAAGCTCATGCCTTCATGTTCAATCAACCATTTCTTTAGCTCTTGCATGATAAGAAGACCTCCCGAAAGCTCTTACAGCATAATACATTGAAGCCGCTTTCCATTTTGGCATATGATTTGCGAGCAGCATGTCATAAAAAATAATATCCGCTTGCTTTCTTGTAATACCTCTTTCTTTTCGATAGATCCAATCATGCACCACCGAGGCTTCAATAACTTCACTTTTAGCTGGCGACATAATCCACCAAGCCGCCCGAGGAATGCTTGCCAAATCAGTATCAAAATAAGCTGGTATTTTAAGCCTATGTCTGCCAGTTACATACTCATAATCACTGCAGGTTAAATAGTGGTAGTCATGAAATGGACTAATACAGATATTTGCCTGCGCTGTTATCGACGCGCAGGCAAATAAGATTACAACTAGTAATCTCAAGCAACATCCATTACTGAATACCATAAGTCCACTTTATAACTAGAATTAGTGCCGCCAGTAAAGTCAGCAGTTTGAGCGGACAAATATAGCCCTTCGTTTAAAGTTGTAGCATCGGTTAAAGTAGTATCTACTGGGCTAAGACTAAATGAAGTATCAGCAGTAGCTGCAATTAACACTGTATCAGTTACAGAACTTGACGCAAAAGTTCCACCAGCATTAGCATCATCAGCGTATTGGATCTGAACATCGCCGCCAGCCGCTAAAACTGTACCGCCATAATTAATATGCAATGTAGCTCTATGCAATACATATTTTTTATTTTCGCCAGGCGCTGGCAATAAGTTCAAGCTTGCAGTGTAAGAGCCAATAAAGTCAGCTAGCGCAACATCTACCTGCACATGCTGTAAAGAGTTGTTTGAGATTAATTCAAGAACATCGCCAACCACTCTAAATAATTGCTCGCCACCATCATAGGAAACTATGCATAAATCACTAGCAAGAAAATTAAACTCACCAGAATTCAGTTCTTTAATATTATCTTCTTGATCTGCAAGATATCCGGCAGCAGAAATTACTTGAAAGTTATCAGTAGTAGTAATACGTACTGTGCGCGGGTTTTGCGCCATATCGGCACTTATAGCTGTTATAGACATTTTCGCTCCTTGGTTATTTATATTAGTATACTTTACATGCTTTTCGCTTTAAACCCACTCTAGTACCGGAGCACCAGAAATAAAACCATCAATGCTTGGCGCTGCTACACCTGCTTGAACATCTGATAAAACACCAAGGCTATACTCATAAACAGTATCACGCCATTGCACAAATTGCTGCGCTTCTGATTTCCAGTCCTCGTTTGTACTTGTTGCGTATGATGCAATGCTTTGCTCGCTATCGTAATCCTTTTCTTGTGCTTTATTATATAGAAGCTGTTTTATTGCCTGCCTATATTCGTCAAGCAATATATTGTTTTTATATTCAGATGCTGCTGCATGATAGGCTTCATCTGTTGGTTGATTAGATCCATTAACAAAGTCCGCATCAATATCATTTAATGATTGTTCTGTAGAGTAATCAGGTTCGCCACGCAATACATATTGTAATTGCATATAGGATAATACATTTGATGTTTTCATGCTTTTAACTCCATTATTAACATAACCGCGCCTTGTGGGGTTGGTGAGCCAGATGCAAAAATTGCTTCACTGCCACTAGCTGCTTTAAAATTAACTTGATAAGTATGAAGTGATGTGCTGCCAGCTACTTCATCAGATAAAAAAGAAACGATGCCGAAACTTGTTCCCGTGAAGGTTGATACTCCACTAGTTATTATTCTACCTACCGAAGATTGTCGTAAAGTAGTTGTTGTGCCTGAGGTTCTTTTTAATTCAAAATTAGCTATTCTTAACTGTGAACCTGTGCCAGAGCCAGGCGTTGCATATTGTGCCCTGCCTTCACCTGAAACTAATACCATTATGGTGTTTGCAGGATTAGTTGGGGTTATAGAGCCTGTTAAACCCGTAGATACATACGTAGTACTAGTAGTTGAAACAGACATTGGGATTGAAGAAAAAGAATATTGAACGACCTTAGCAGCCAAGCCTTCAACAAAAGCCTTAGTAGCAGCATCTTGATTATCAGTTGGGTCTGTAAGATTAATAATTTTATTAGAGTTAGCATTAAAATTATCGCCAAAACTACCTTCTAGACCTGCAATAAGTGGGTTAGTATCACCGACAAACTGTCCAGTACCAGTTTGCCTGCTTAAGTTAGTATTTGTAGAATTATTAGTAGCCATATTGCTTCCTTAAACGATATTAATATTACCCTGAGGCGCGACAGATGCAGTCCAGACAGTATCAGTAGTAACGCAAAGCAATTGCAAAGAATCATGCTGATTAGTAGATGATACATTGCCACCGGTTCCAGCTGTACTTGCTGTATCACCTATATTTATATTCTGCCCTGCGTTCTGCTCTATCTTCCACCCACCAGAGCCTTTGCCCACAACATTAATCACAGCTCCGACTGCTGCAGTCGTTGGCAATGTAAATACAACTTCGCTAGAGTTATTAGCAATATAGCCATTATCAGACACCATTGCTTTTGTTGTGCTTGTAACTTCTGTCCAGCCAATGCCTGAGCCTGTGCCGGAGATAGTTACACCACCTGCGCTTTGAGCGATAGATATTCCCTGCCCTGCTGTTAGTGTTGCAGGTACTGGAGTTCCACCAGTTACACCAATGAGTAACTCACCGTCTTGCATAGACGCAGTATAAGACGGTACGCCAGTAGAGCTGGTTACTAATGTTGCGCTATTACCAGTTGCAAGACCTTCTACAGTGTCACCATCAGCAGGATAAAATGCAAGTTCATTTTCAAGGCCTGCGGTTACAGTTCCTGTGCCAAGCCCATCAACGTAGGCTTTGTTTGTAGCATCGCCAGGCAGAACAGGAGCAGGCAAGTTATTTATTGCGTTGCTATCCATATCTATAGCGCCAGCCATAGTCCCACCAGCCAGCAATAGAGCAAGCGAGCTAAGTTGTACGCTATTAGCAAGCACTGTTGACTCGTCACCACTAGTTACAAACACAGCTGCTGCTAAATTTTGTACTGTTTTGTCTACCACGGCGCCTAAGTCTTGCAGGCCAATCATCGACGCGCCATCGCCAGCCGTGTGCGCTGCAAGCCGTGCAATCAATTCATTTAAGTCAGAGTTCTTTTCAAACTGTACCCACTCCGCATTTAAGTTGTCATAAAACTCATAGGCTCTTAAGTCTTCATTGAAACGTAAGCGGTACGCAATGGCATCAGATGGCGCGGGTCTTTCGGCGGTTGTGCCTGGGGCTAAAAACACCCACGGGTTATCAAATTTTGTATTGACCCCACCACGCAGCCCGACAGTAGTATCATCATTCTCTAGGTCATTGCCGTTGTTAAATTCAGAAAACTTTTTAGTCAGCACCATAAATATTCCTTAGCTTGGTATAGTTCGCAGCGAAACTCCCACGTAAGCATTGGTATCGGGGGTTATGAATGACAAAACATCACCACCACTTACGTAGCGTTTATCAGGTCTAAACTCCAGCCTTTTGGTGGTTGTTTGCACGCCGCTAGCAGGAGAAACGGCGACTCCATCAAGACTAACGAAAATATTAGCGTTATCATTGTATGAAAATAAGGCTGTATATTTATTTTTTCCAGTCCCCGGGACTGTGTATGTTTGCGCAGTGTCTGCTGCTAGATTCATTTGCAAGCATTCATCGCTGAATGGGATTGTTTCGTCAAAACTGCTTGAATAACGTATAGCTGGCATATTTCTCTCCTATCGGGCAAGCCGTGCATCGGCAGTATAATGTAGTTGTATTTCTTGTTGTGCTGCTGGACTACTT